CTTCAACTGTTTTCTATCGTCTTACACTTGCTGGCAAAAAAGCATCTGGTACAAATTCAGATGAGATAATTGAAAAAGAATTATCCTTGTCAGGTGTACAAAGACCTATTACAGAAGATCAACTTGCTGGCGATTTCATAAATTGGTTTAAATTTGGCGATTTTTCAGGTTACCTAATAGAAAAACCAGCATAATGGCAGCTTCACAAACAACACAAGCAGAAACAGAAATGCGTATTGCAAGATGCGCAAGAATTATTGCCAACGGTGGTAGAAGGTCTGATTGTATTCAATACGCTGCAACAAATTGGGGGGTCACTAAGAGGACTGTTGATAATTATTTAAAAGAAGCAAGGGCGCAATTACGAGCAGATTGGGATATAGAAAGACCACAGATGATTGCTGATTTACTTAGTCAGTGCAGTACTTTACACATGGAAGCAAGAAGAAATGGTCAACTCAATATAGCTCTTGGTTGTATTAATACTGCTGCCAAGTTAGCTGATCTTTGCTCATGAGTATCCTTGAAACAGTTAAAAAAGGTCATGTATTATTTGGCGATGGCCTATTTGATATACCTTCTACAAAGACAGTTCAAGATAGAATTACATCAAATTTATTACCGCATCAAGAAAAGTTTTGCTCAGATACAGAACATAGAAAACTAGCGCTGGTCTGTGGTTTTGGTGCTGGTAAAACATACGCACTTGTAAGTAAATCAATTCTGTTGGCGTCAATGAATGTTGGTCATATATCAGCAATCTTTGAACCAACTGCACCAATGTTAAGAGACATACTGATGCGAACTATGAATGATCTGTTAGATGAATGGCAGATACCATATACATTTAGAGCTAGTCCGTTGCCAGAATACCAACTGCAATTTAAAGAAGGTGTACATACTATCTTGTTAAGAACCATCTTGACCTACCAAAGATTGCGTGGTCAAAACTTATGTGCTGTTGGTTTTGATGAAGCAGATACTGTTGCAAAACGAGATGCAGAGCAAGCAATGAACATGGCACTTGCTAGACTTAGGTCAGGTAATGTTCAACAGTTTTACGCAACTACAACACCAGAGGGTCATTCATGGGCTTTTGATACCTTTGAAAAAAATGCCAAAGAAGATACTCGGCTGATAAAAGCAAAGACTGCAGATAACCCATATCTTCCAGAGGGTTTCATTGATTCATTACTCGAAAACTACCCACCACAACTTATACAGGCCTACCTAAACGGAAACTTCTGCAACTTAACCACAGGGCAAGTCTACGATAAGTTTGATCGCAAAATTCATGTTTTACAGAATAATCCATATGTTGATGATAATGAACCTTTACGAATTGGAATTGACTTTAACATTGGCAACATGAATGCAGTAATTGGTGTGGCAGTAGGAAATAAATTTATGGTTATAGATGAAATCTCAAAAAGTCACGACACCGACAGCATTGCAAAGGAGATTAAAGGCCGATACCCTTTCAACAAAATTTATATCTATCCTGATGCGTCAGGTGGAAACAGAAGTACAAATGCTACAAAGACCGACATCCAAATTCTAGAAAGTTATGGTTTTGTAAATCAATCTGCTTTGTCAAACCCACCAGTACGAGACAGGGTTAACTCTGTTCAAGGTTTACTGTTAAATGGTAAAGGCGAAACAAGATTAATGATTTCTAAAAAGGCTGTTAAGTTGATTGAATGTTT